TCTTTCATCAGCGTTTTAGCATCATTAAGCAATTTGTTTTTTCGCTCGGTGGTCTGTTTTGCCTTTTCAGCATCCTCGAATTTTTGCAGACGGGATTCAATGTCATTCAGTTTCTTGTCGCTCTTTTCGTTGGTCTGCTTTGTTGGCTCTGGTTCGGTTGTCTGTTTGTGCGGTTCGGGCTTGAAGTTCTTTTTGAAGTCATTCACCCGTGTTGCTACTTCGTTATTCAGTTGGCCGTTGATCGACTTTAGGGCTGTGGCATGTTTAGCCAGGAAGTCGCCTTTTTTATCTTCCTCGTTCGGAAGGAATGGCATTACTGAATGTTGCAGATAATCGTCCCATGTTCTGTCGGATAAGCTGTTTTCTCCAACCAATCCCTTTAATTCTTCGGAAAGTTTTTCTTTCTCCATGTAGTTTGTAAAAGTTTGTGTTAATAGAAAAAGCCCGAATACAACTGTTTTATCAGTTACATTCGGGCTTAGTGCCTCTATGGGGTTTTACTCCCTTTATACTTTATAGCGGACTCACAGGGTGGAAAACGATAGCTTATATAATTTAGCTATCCAAGTTTATCCGCTATTCTTCTATTCGTACTAATTGTTTGCAGCAACGGCATTTAATCTGAATTGCGAAATCCTTACCATTTATAATCTCAAAAAGTTTTTTTTTGCATACAGGGCAATATCTCCAGTTGAGATTTTCAGAACAGGTAAAGATGTATTCTTTGTTTCCAGTTTGTGTTTCGTTGCCTCTCTTGAATCTATCCATTTAAGGTCAATCGTTTCGACAAATATACATACAAATGTATTAATATGCAAATAATCTGTATTTATATGCAATTATTTGTATATTTGCGTGTATAAATATACAAAACAGAGGCACAATAGCCCGAAATTTCCTTATGGGGGATTTCGGGCTTTTTTATTTGGCAAATGGATAAAATAGCACAACTCGACTACACTTTTCCTGAATCGGTTTACTCCTTAGATTATATAAATCAATTGAGGGAGGAAGATTCATCACTTAATATAATCGCTCAGAGAGGTAGTCAGGAATTGTTTTTACAATGCGAAGCGGACATCTGTATTTTCGGTGGCCGAAGGGGCGGCTCCAAAACATATTCGCTTTTAATGGAAGCACTGCCCGATATAAAGAACCCGCATTTCTTTGCTACGCTTCTACGTAAAGAGAAAGAGGATAGTAGAAAAACGGGCGGAATTATTGACAAGTCCGACGGGGTATATGCTCAATATGGCATCTACAACAAGTCTCAACAGGATATGACGTGGAATTTTTATTCAGGTGGAAAACTAAAGTTCGACTATTATTCCGACTCATTCGAGGATTTCAAAAAACGTTTTCAGGGCTTGGAGCTTTCATTCGTCGGAGTCGATGAAATTACCCACATGCCATACGAATATTTCAAATACCTACTCACTTCCAACCGTAACGCACACAACATAAAGAACCGTTTTCGTGGCACTTGTAATCCCGACCCTGACAGTTGGGTAGCACATTTCATTGATTGGTGGATTGGAGAGGATGGTATGCCGATACCAGAGCGTAACGGAGTGCTTCGCTATTGCTTTATGTATGGCGAAACAGTAAACGAAATCTATTGGGGCAACACAAAACAGGAAGTTTACGAGCAAGCGAAGGAACGCATAGATAAGTTGTGGAGAAAGGAATATGAGGCGTTCGGGAATAAAGAGGATATGTTTATTAAGAGCGTAACATTTCTTGAAGGTAAGTTGGAGGAAAACATTAAGCTAATGAAGTCCGACCCCAACTATCTCGGAAACCTTGCCAATCAGTCTGACGAGCAGGTTGCCCGTGACCTCGACGGGAACTGGAAGTTTAAGACCGCAGGATTCGGCTTACTCACTTTCGAGGACATGGAAAACCTTTACAATAACGCCTATCAGAATGAAGGTTTACGATGTATAACCGTTGACGTGGCATTTACAGGAGGCGACTCATGCGTAATGTGGTATTGGGAAGGACATCATGCAAGGGACATTCGTGTAATTAAGGTAGATGCCAAAAAGACGGTAGCTTATGCCAAAGATTTTATGAAACTGCATGGCGTATTGGAAGAAAACTTTTGCTATGATGTAAATGGCTTGGGACAGGTATTCAAAGGATTTATGCCGAAAGCAAGACCATTCAACAATAAGGAAATGCCTACCAATGGCGACAGGACGATGTTTGAGAACCTGAAAGCAGAGTGTGCCTATAAATTCGTCCAACGTATAAAAGCAAAAGGTTACAGCATAGAATCCTCCCTTCTCAAACAAAAGTTCTCCGGCAAGAACTACAAAAACGTATCGCTCGAAAACATACTGCTAAAGGAGCGAAAAGCCATTGCACAGGACGACAGAGACGATAAAAACTGGAAACTCATATCCAAGCCCGACATGATAAAACTGATCGGACGTTCGCCCGACTTTATAGAAAGTTTTTTCATGCGGGAGTATTTCGACATAAAAGCAGCCAAAGCCCGACGGGTAGGAGTATGGTTCTTATAACACAACACAAACACTTTACATAATGGCAATTACACCAGAAGAAATCTATGGAATAAGAGAAAAGTTCTATCGTAAACTTCCCAATAGAGGGATAATCAGTAGAAACGATAAACTATTCCGCAAAGAGGTATTTCAGTCCGAATTTCTCTCGGAACTCGACCCCGACGGTCACAAGATCAATGACCCCACATACTACGAGGATATAAAAAAAGAAATGCCGATAGTGGACGAAAATGGAGAACCTACGGGCAAAAAGAGAATCGTGGAAGTACCTATCGAGAGAGTATCAGTTCCGTTACAAAAAGTTATCCTGCAGAAGCAGCTAACACACCTTTGCGGGGACGAAATCAAGTTTATACACCACAACCTGAATCCTACCGATACCGAAGCTCAGACATTCATTCAGTTTAAGCAGGGGTGGAAAAAGAGGAACATGGAAACTGCAAAATTTGAGTTCTGCCAGTCCATCAAATCCACAGGTGACGGGGCTTTCTGTGCTTTCATGGATAAGAAACAGTTTTCATACCGTGTTTTTTCCTATCTCAAAGGTGACGGGTTACACCCGATATATGATAACAAAGGCAATCTGAGGATTTTCGGGCGTAGCTTTACCGCATACGATTTCGAGCGAAAAGAAGAAGTTCCTTATATGGAAGTTTGGGACGGGAAATATTGCACCTTACTTTCTTATTCCACCGATACCAAAGCAGGAAAATCTATTTCATGGGATTACAAGACCTTCGAGCCGAAACTTCATAATGTCCCGGACACAGAAGGTTGGTTTGTGGTGGAAGAACCGAAAACACACGGATTCAGAAATATCCCTATCGTTTACCTCAAATCGGAGGACGGGGCTTGTTGGTCTGCCGTACAGGATTTAATTGATAAACTCGAATTGGCACTCTCTCAGTTATTCGAAAACAATAAGGCGTATGCTTTCCGTATAATGGTCGTCAAAGGTGACGTGGAGATACAGGGTGATCTCAAAGGACAGGCAAGGGCAATGTTATTCAATGATGAATCGGGCGACGCAAGTTTCATGGAGAAAGCTGATGCCAGTTCCTCCTTCGAGTTGCAGCTAAAGGAAACACTCAAATATATCCTAATGGGTAGCTTTACCGTTCTCCCTCCCGATACACCGCAGGGCGATTTGCCAAGTGTTACTATTAAGATTATGTATAGCCCCGCCATCGAGCAGGGACTTAACGATAAGAATTTTTACAACAGATCCATCGACACCATTATTTCCCTTTTCAAAGAAGGCTATGCTTTAGAGGAAGGCAACTCTGTATCAGACTTTGAGAAAATGGATTTGAGGGGAGATATGACAATTTATGTACATCAGAATGATAACGAAACTATCAACAATCTGGTTATGGGAGTTACATCAGGATTCACTTCTATCGAGACAGCACAGGAACGTTCCATTTATTCCGCAGAGGACGAACCTAACCGCCTGAAAAAGCAAAAAGAGCAGGAAATACAGGACGAGAGGGACGCACTTGTTCGCCAACAGGCCAATGACGGAATGAATGATACCAACTTACAACGTAAGATAGCAGCACAATGATTCCCGCTAACGAAACAGCAAGAAGAAAAAAGGAAGCTCAGAAGTATATGGATAGGGTCATTAGTTTAATGGCTCTGTCCGATACCGGCATAAGGACAATTATTCGCAATAATGCCAAAAGGCTGATAGAAGAATCATTCTCTAATAAAAATCTCGGTACGTCTTTCCATTTCTCTGCAAATGATAGATTAGACCAGATTACGTCCGATATTTTAAAAGAAACGGAAAAGCAGATATTCAATGCGATTTATATGGATTGCTACAATGCCGATGCGATAGCACACAAAAAAGAGGACGAAAAGCACTCGGTTCGCTATTTGCTTGCCTTCCTTTCTTTAGAGGTCACAGGGTTTACGCTCGAAGATAGGATAACCCTTTATACAACACAGTTCCGAAACGAGATAGAGGCATATATCGCAATCGGAATAAGCAAGGGTATGAATCAAACACAGATATACAACTACTACCTTACTTGGCTCAAAAATCCGTTTGCATCCCCGCTATTTCTGGAAGCACTCAGGAAGCAGGGATATAAAGCCGATGCGATTAATAACAACCGTACCAAACAGAAGAATAAATATAAATCGGCTCATAACAACCTTGTCCGGCTACAACAGGATTCCATTATGAGAGCCTACAATCATGCGGTTAATTCTTTATGGCTCGACAATCAAAATATTGTCGGTTGGTACACCGTTCGGGGTAGTTCCTATCCTTGTGCCATCTGTGACGATAACATTGGTGTATTCCATCCGAAAGACGAATTTTTCTATGGTTGGCATCCACGATGTGTTTGTTTGATGCTGCCGTTATACGCTTGGGATTAATATGAAACCGATAAAAATAAAGCAGGGCAAAGTTGATATACCTTTCAAATCCAAAGAAGAAGCGGAAAGGTATAATTTCCTTTTAGAGTTGCAGGATAAAGGCAGGGTAACAGGCTTACAGCGTAATGTTAACTTTATCCTGATTGAGCCTGTATATAAGAAGAAAACAGTAAAAAGGGTACTGAAAACTAAGGTGAAAACCGAAAAGAAAATGGTATGTGCCAAAGGAGGTATAAACCTGACGGTTGATTTCGTTTATCGGAATAAAAGAGGTCGGCTGATTGTCGAAATGGTAAAAAAGAAAAGAGACTATAAAGACCCTACCTATGTCCTGAAAAAGAAATTAATCTATTATTTGCACAGAATTGATATTGTTGAAAATTAAATGTTAATTTAGTTGTAAATTAACAGGCTATGGAAAAATTTTTCAATTACATCTTATTTAGTATTGTCTTAATTTGTTTCTACATTATTTTAACAGTCAATTTAGATTGGTTTTGGACTATCGGTATTTCTGACAAAGCCGATAATATTAATTCTATTTTAGTCAATCTTTCTTATAGCTTCTTTGCTGCTTATTTTTTTTATTTGCTAACTATGCTAATTCCGAATTATTTTAGGAAAAAAGACTACCTAAATATAATAGATTCAAATATACTTTGGTTGCAAATTTATGGAAATATACTAATTGCATTAACATTAGATTTAGATTTACATAAAGCACAATACAATGAACTAATTTTATCCGAAGAAGAAATACAGCAACTTCTGGAACAATATCAGAAACGTTTAAATGAAAATGAGATTATAATTAGTTCAGATTTAACTAAGGAATTTGATCGTGCAATTCTCAATCTTAATAGTCATATTAGAAACTTATTAAATATAAGAGAACAATTGACAGCAAAACAATTGTATCTAATTCTTAGAATGGAAGCATCAACTATGATAAAAATAAAAAGTTATGAAGGTTATATAAAAACCTTACAAAAAGGTTCTAACAGTATTGATTTAATTCAATCTTTTATCTATCAATTTTATAAACCAATGAGCAAATTAAGCAAAACTATTAAGAATCCAGAAAACAAAATAGATTTTTAAATAATACATTTTGAATGATTAAGAGTTTCGTTATGCCAAATAACTATTAATATTTCCTCCTACAATATTCCCCCATCAGTATGGCATCCACTATCCCGTCATGCTCCTTTACAGCCCGTTCCGACTTCCTCAAATCCTCATTGGGGAATAACCTCTTTGCAGCCAGTAATGACGTAGCTTTCGTATCTACCTTCTTTCCCGTCTTATACACAGGCTTCACGCCCTGCCACATTTCTTTTTGCCATTCTTTCGGTGCTACTTTAGTGTATGGTATTCCCATACCAACAAGCATCCCCTCCACTACGCCAAGCGACCAACCGAAATTAAAGGTGGATTTTGCCGAAGCTCCGAAGATTGCGTGTACATCTTCCACAGCGAAATGGCTTAACTCAGAATCCAGTTCTGCCAATATATTCCGTATTCCTGATAAATCAATTTGATCTCCGATTGTTGGCATTACTCTTTTTACTATTAATTTTTCATCCCGAAAAATC